TTAGTTTTTTGATAGTTTCGTAACTGCATCTGTGATGGTATTTAAGGCCAAGTTTATTGGCCTCCTCTTTCAGGGCTTCAATATCTGGAGAAATTTCCTCTCCCTCACAAACCCAGCCATCTTTTTTCAAAGCTGGAATAAGTGAGGAATCATCGGACAGATACTTAACGCCACCATCTTTGATTAGCGTGACCATTAGCTAATAATCCTATAACTATAAATACTAGTATCACTCGCCGTTGCCCCAACAGTGAAGCCTGTCCCTGCCGTAATCGTCTTGATAGCCGGATAAGCTCCGACCGTCCCACCGACCGTTTTCAGGGTGAAGATAATCACAGAATTAGCGGTTACTGCTGTATTCGCAACGGTAACTGGTGTCGCGCCATTAGCCGTGAATGTTCCGCTTGATCCGTAAAGTTCGCTAAAGTTATTATTGATTTTATTTTTAAGGTCTTGGGTAAAAGATCCCTCGCCTACTAATACTTGTCTTGTCATTTTTATTTCTCCGTAATGTTAAAGAAAGAAGGGGAGGTAACGCCTCCCCCTCGTTAATTAGCTAGTGACTTTACAAGCCCATTCAGGCCGTTCTTCACAAAGACCTCCGAGAACGTCCATACGAAGAACCATGGTACGTTTAACTTGATCCCAGTCGTACACAACCGCCATCGTGATACCTTTGTAAGTATGCTGCGCTGCAAATTCTGCATTGTTAGGCATAATCAAAGGAACAGTCGCCAAACGGAACGAGTTCTTGTGGAACGCGAGGTTCTGTTTGTAACCAGTGGAAGCCGACCCTACTGGAGTAATTGCAGCACCGTCTGTAGGGAACGAGTTAACGTTTGCCAAGGAACCAGTTGTATAGACAGCCGGAGAAATTGACAACGTAGCATAACCAGAACCGTCAGCCGTTGCGTCAGCAGTTACAACAAACTGTTGAAGGTCAGGGGACACTTCTTTGGTTTGTGGGTTAACCGCATAAACAGAACCGATTGTGAATACAGTACCTTTTTTGACAGTACCAGTTGTAGTGGTCAAACCCTCAACAACCAATGATGTCGCGCCTTGTGTGGAAACAGTTGTCCGAACTTCGAAAACTACGTCATTTCCGTTAGTGTGCGTTTGAATCATTTCTGACTCTAACCAGTTGAAGCCATCGGCCACACCAATGTAACCTTCTTTATACTGTTCAGCAATTGCTGTAGAAGATTGGAACAGACCTTTACGAGCACCAACAGCGGCACGACCAGCTCTAGAGTTGAACAGGAAGAAACGTTCATCCGAATTTTTCGGGCAAAGGTTTTCGTTCAACAATTGACGGGCGTTAAGGATAACGTCTGTGTCGAAGGTGTTAGAGCCAGCAGTCCCTACGCTATTGAAAATCGCGTCTGTAGCTTGTGCAAGAACTTTGTTTTCAAAGTCATGCGCCATAGATACAGCACCGGGCTTAATAACGCGGTTCATGAGTGACTCTAAACCGATTTCAGTCGCAAATTCTTGGCTGTTAATTTCAAAAGCTTGCGAAGAAATGATGTTCAAAGTCAAAGGTTTTGTACCTTCTACAATTTCTTGAATCGTAGAAGTTTGGTCAAAAGAACTGGTGGGTGTAGAACGCATTGGAGTGTTGATGTGGATGGTTTGCCCAGCTTTATAGCCGTTCTTTCCATCAAAATCAGTTTCATCAGCTTTTGAAATTGACTTACAAAAAGCGAGGTTATCTTCAAACAGTTTCGCCCCAGCTTTCGCAAGGATTCCACCAACTTCCTTAATGTTACTAATAGTTTGTGCCATAATGTTTTCCTTTATTTAATATAACGTTTTACGATTTCATCGGGAGTCATACTTCCGACGCTCTTTTGTTTGCTTCCCGCGCCTTTCAGAGAACCAATCGGCTGAGGTGCTTGTATCCTTGGTTTTGCGGCTTGCTGTAAATACTGCTGGCCGCGAATTTCTGCTTGAACAAGATGAGCAGCGGCAATGTGTGGGGCCATATAGTAAAGGTCTTGCAACCTTCCTTCTTTGGCCAGTGCGTAAGTTGCGGCGGGAGCATTATCAATCTCAAACATAAGAGCCTCAATGTGGGGAGGCATCGCCTGAATTACCGCGTTGTTCTTACCAATGACGGCCTTTACATCTTGATTGCTATTGAGCAATTCGGACATGGTTTCGGCCATAATTTGCACTTGTTGCTGCCTGACCATGTTTTGCTCGTTTTGCAAATGGTCAATCTGCTGTTTTTTAGCTTGTTCTGCTAATTTTTGGTCTAAAGTGTAGCTTTGATCTGCCTTCATATAATCAATCACACTTTCAAAGTGTCCCATTTCTGGAGCATTCGATGTGTTTGTATTCTGGCTTTTCAATTGCTGAATTTGCGCATCAAGAGCACGAATCCTTGCGCGTTGATTGTCGATATAACGATTTTTCTTATTCAACGCTTTTTTGATTGTTTTCATTTCCTTGGAAATGTCGCCGCCGTCATCGGCATCTTCGCCGTCTGTCTTTGGTTCAGTTTCGGAAATGTCTTGTTCGCTATCGTCTGTTTCGACTACGGAAATATCCGTGTCTTCAGAAGCGTCCGCACTAGTGGCTAGTTGGCCATCAGTATCAATGGTATTCATTTTATCCTCTTTTATTTTCCCTGTCAATTATTTGGCAGAGATTAGGCAATGGCCCAATTTTAGAGCAGCTAATCAATGTCTGGTTCGCCGCTAATCTGGTTGAAAGAATTTTCTTCAATTTGCTGTGCTCTGGCTTGAGCGTTCAAAATCATTTCCCGCTCTTTTAGTTGAAGCTCAGCTATTTTGATTTCTAACTCTTTTTCTTTGATTTCGAGTTCGCGCTGCTTTATAGCCGTGTCACTCATGCCTTCGCGCTCTTGAAGCTGGAGTTTCATGACCTCAAGCTCAGCTTTTGCCTTTTCAGCTTCTGCCTTTAGCTGGCTATCCATTGACTTTATTTGCAGCTCGCCTTGTTTGTTTTCCAGTTGCTGCTTAACAGCTTGCATTTCTGCACCGATAGCCTGAACTGATTGCTTCAATTGTTCGTTTTCTTGCTTCAAAGCCATAACAGCGGGGTCTTCGGCTTCCTCTTCGAGCAAGTGAGGGGGAACAAGTTTTTTCATGCGCTCGGAAAGTGCTTGTGCGCCCGGGAAGTCCATAAACTTAAACATCAAGTCACCAGCGACCTCAATAAGTTGGGGCTGCGACTGTATGACCTGCTGGAAGAACTCGGCTGCTTCTTCGCGCATGGTTGCGTAGGATGCTCCCGTGGTCACTGAAACGTTATATTTACCTTCAGCAAGGAAAAACGAACGCTCTTGCCCTTCAACTAAGGCCCCATTGATGCCAACTTCTTCACTCGATTCTTCTTTTCCGACAATACGGATTATTTCAGGCTCGGAGTGAATAACGGGAATAGCTGAAACAAGTATCCGGCCCACATGGGTAATGGAACGAACGAGGTTATCGCCAAAGTGATACACGGCGCGGTCACCTTCCATCTTGCGCTGCTTAATAGCTACGCCGGAGGTTTCGTTTGATCTTTGGCCGAGGAAAGCATTGTAAAGCCCCAGCGTGGACTTGATGTCCTCTGATGCCCTTTGCATAGCATTAACAATGCCAGAAGGAATTTGTGGTCCTGAGATAATTTGTGGAGCGGGGGCAGGGTTTCCCCTAGCATCCGTCTGGTCATACCGCAAAACAATTGCATTGTCTGGGTCTTTGTAATCTTCTGCATAGGCTTCTGTTGTCCCTCCGACAGCTATAACAGTCGCTTTGGGAGACTTCATAAGCAATTCAGCTTCGGTTGAAGCCCAGAAATTATAACGGCGTTGTGGGTCTTTGGCTTTACGAATTAGGGAGTGCAGACAACGCTTCCCATCTCTCCAAGCTTCTTCGCCATACACAGGGACCAGAGGGATGTATTTGCCCGGGAATGTCGTTTCTTTGAGAACATCCTCTCCTGAGAGGTGATAGCGTTTAACAACGCTCCTGACCACCTCCCGAACTTCAGAGTATTTTTCACCCTCGGCAACTTCAACAACAGATCCATCTTCAAGCTTGGCTATATTGATTAATTCTTCTTCGATTTCAAAATATTCGCAGAGTGTTATTTTTCCTTTGTCGTCTCCGATAGAACTTTTCGTCTGAAACGATACGGGGGAAAACCCTTTATATTTCTTTTCAAATTCTTCTTTGCTGATTTCGTCTAAAACCCAACCGCATTTAGCGTCTGATCCATCAGGGGCAATGCTAGAAGGGTCAATCATCACGCTAAACGGATTTACGACCCGCTCAATGTATAGTTCCTGCGCAAAGGATTCATCGTCTTTGTATCTATGGTCAACTCGAAGAAACCCGATTGATCCCTTTATCGCAGAGTTGACGGCATAATCGTAAGCATCATCCCCATTTGAGGACTGTTCAATATCTCTGATTTTACCTTGAAATATTTCCGCTGTTTCTATGTCCGCGCCACCAGAATGCGGAATGACGTTGATGCTAGGAGTGTTCATTCTGATGTCGTTTGACACCTGATTAACGAACTGCGTTAGTTGGTCAATTTGCAGGGCTGGCTTGTTTAATCGTTTGCGTCTCGCAAAAGAATTCTGCTCCCATTGCGCTCCCTCACTGTCAGAAAGAAAAAATAAATCTTCTTTCCCAGCCTCATAGGTACTGGACCAATGGGAATCAGCGTCCTCATAGCCTTTTTTTGCTCGCTCGATTAAATCAGACAAGTTTTTCGCCAATACAACGGAAAATCTGGCCTAGGAGGCATGGGGTGCAATTGGTAAAGACCAAAGGTTAACAAGGATATTCATATTTTTTGAGAAAAATCAATCGCAAAGTGTTTATTTATCCCATCCAGCCAACACGCTTACCAGATTGGGCGTAGGGGTCATCGCGCTTAACATTAACAACCCCCGCCCCAATAATACTTCTGACCATGTACCTTGCCGCGTCCATAACGTGATCGTTTTGTTTAACTATTTTCCCCTTTTCATCTCTGCGATAAAGGCGATATTCCGCAAAAAATTCAAAACAAGTTGAAAAGACCTTGAGCCGTCCGGTTGCCATCCTCTCGTACATATCAAAAATTCCGGCCTCTACAGCGTTATCAGCTAAAATTAAATTCAGCCCCTGCCCACGGTATAAAGCAATAAGCTGTTCCCCATCGGATTGCGCCCTTCCACGGCTAGCAGGATCAATGGCTCCCAATATCCAATCTCCGCGCTCTTTAATTGCCTGCGCGTGCGTAGCTGGCTCTGACTGCCCGCGCTTGTAAGTATGGGTGACGTAAATAACATCAGCTTCAGCGTCATACGCTCCCCAAGCGCAGGCGGTATTGTTCCAACCTACGTCAAATCCGTACAGACGCTTAAAATGCTTAGGAATTTCGAAGGGGTCGCAAGATATATCTGCTTCCAATATTTGGAAAACGGCCCCAGAACCTAAAGCGGGAACGCCTTTTGTCCTTGCGTCTCGCTGGTGAGGAGGAAGTGAGGCCATCAGCTCGGCTTTATCTTTTTCCGTCAAGTGTGGGGCATCGTCCCATGTAGCAATAGTCAGGGAACACAATCCCTTCTCGGCTTTATCTTGCAGCGCAAGAACTGTCTCAGATACCCCTTTTAAGGGGGTAAATGTTGACAAGACAAGACCGCCTGTTGTCATGGTCCGAACAAGACATTCAGAGTAAATGTCAAGTGGAGGCTCTTCATCAAGTTCTATACCATCGCGCTCCGTTGCTTGGAATGCGGTCCGGCCTTGGTCGTATGATTGGAATTGTAGAATTGACTGACCACCAGTTTTATGCCTGATATAGGCAACATCTACCGCATCGGGAGTTCCAGCCTTTGGCCTTGGTTTACCAATAATGCAGTCTTTCGGGATCATTCCTGAGCCAATATCATTGGGAGGGCCTAATAATTTAAGCTGAATCGAATCGCGCACAAGCTTTCCAGTTTCACCTGCCACTAACCAATTTATTGGTTTCTTGAATACCCTTCCATTCCACCATTTCGGGTATCTACCAGTTAAATGGCAAGAAACGGCGTAAGACGCGCATTCCGTTTTCCCGATCCTGTTCGCGGCCATAAGCGCACATTCCCGATTGGTCGCGCTATCTTCAATGAATTTCATGTGTTTTTTGTAGTTTTCGCGTGCAAAAGGACCAGTGTCTGGAAACCAATAATCCATTTTATTGTATTTCCTGCGTTCCAGCTCCGCCTTTACATCCTCAATCGTTATGTTGATTTTTTGATTGCTCAATAGCAAGCTCCAGCTCGGATGTAGAAATCTTTGACAATATTAAATTTGTGATGTTCTGTGGCTGGTCCGCCGGATTCCCGTCTTTGCCTAGGAGCTGGCTTTCCTGCTTGATGGTTTCTTTCCATTGCGCCCGTGTTTTTAACCAAAATATGATTGAGCTTGTATCATCATTCATGCACTTCTGATACAACCTTTGGGCAACCTGCGCGTTTGCCTTTATCTCCGCCGTGTCCAATTCATATTCGTAATGCTTACGCAGCGTTTTTGGATCAAGGCCAATAACTTTTGCAATATCTTCTTGGGGGATGCCGTAGCTTGACATGGCCTCGACTGTCTTTCGGGTTTTATCATCTGGCACATGAGGCGGCCTTCCGCCTTTGTCTTTTTCTTCTACGGTCATTGTGTTTCCTCAAAAGTTTTTCCTGTTTCAGCGTGGGTTGCTTTTTTACCTGTAAAATCCTGCCAGCGTTTTATGATTACATCGCAGTATTTGGGGTCGAGTTCCATCATGTAAGCATACCGACCATTCTTTTCTGAAGCTATACAAGTCGTTCCACTGCCGCCAAAGCTGTCCAATACAATATCCTGCCCTTTTGTGTTATTAAGCATTTGATATTGAAATAGCTCAACGGGCTTCATGGTTGGGTGTTCGCCATTACGGGATGGCTTGTCGAATTCTAGGACTGTCGTCTGCTTTCGGTCTGTAGCCCATAAATGACCAGCCCCATCCTTCCATCCGTACAAACATGGCTCATGCTTCCAGTGATAATCCTGCCGCCCCATAACCATGACTGATTTTTTCCAAATCAGGCACTGTCGAACAGTCCATCCAGCATCAACGCAAGCACCTCTAAAATTATAACCTTCCGAATCAGCGTGCCAAATATAAAAAACTGCACCAGCTTTCATTACGGAATCTGCGGCAATATAACTATCCGTTAGGAACTGTCTGAAACTGCCGTTTGACATTGAATCGTTCTTGATTTTTAAAGCATCTTTTGTTTTGCCCTCGTAAGCCACATTGTAAGGAGGGTCAGTAAGCCACATATCAGCCTTCTTACCATCCATCAGCTTCTCAACCGCATCAATGCTCGTGGAATCGCCGCACATAAGGCGGTGGTCTCCAAGCAACCAAATATCCCCAAGAACCGTTTTAGGAACTTCGGGGGCCTCTGGTACGTCATCCTCATCAGTTAGGCCAACAACCTCCTCCAGCGGCTTAAGGGCCAGAATCTCGTCTCCACTAAATCCTGTAAGCGACAGATCAAACCCCAGCTCCTGAAGCTCGTCAAACTCAAGGGAAAGCATTTTCTCGTCCCATCCGGCATTGAGGGCGAGTTTATTGTCAGCGATTATGTATGCTTTCTTTTGCGCCTCGGTCCAGCCAGTGACAACAACACAAGGAACCTCTTTAATCCCTAGCTTTTGAGCCGCAAGCAATCTTCCGTGGCCTGCTATTATGTTGTTTTGTTTGTCAATGATGACCGGATTTGTGAAGCCAAACTCACGGATAGACGAAGCAATCTGGGTAACCTGTTCCTCGGAATGTGTGCGACTATTCCTTGCGTAAGGAATTAAATCCTTAACTTTTACGGTAATAGACGGGAAAAACTTTTTATCTTCGCCCATACAAGCCTCTACGTTCGTTTTGACTGTTCCGTGTATCATTTGACCTTTTTGACCTTTGACCGCATCAGGCGGCCACCACAGGCCCAAGAAACGCTATTTCAGGGATTT